AAACCAATGATGTTGGCAATGCCAGTGAACGGCTCTGCAAAAGGAATGTCTGGCCCAAGAGAACCAGCAACCCACTCTCTGAACTTGCCCTTGTAGTCTTTCCACAGACGGGTCTTCATCCAATCAGGCTCAAGCACCCACTCTTCCATGTCCTTTCTTTGACCATTGATCCAGTTCAAAGTACCAGCCATGTTGTTCAAAGCTCTGCCATCACGAGCAAAGGCAAGTGCTGTTTCTACTGCCATGTTGTAGCGGAAGGCAAAGAAAGCCATGTTGCGAGATAGTGTTTCGGCTGCTTTGTTGTTGATCGAAGCATAGTCAAGAAGAGAAGCACGAGCCAATGCAGCAGCATCAGACTGTTTCATGCCTACCTTCAGGGCATTAGCAAACACAGCCATGCGTTGGGCGTTGTCAAACTCCTCAGACACTGAGGTCCAAATGGTCTTACGGTCTGGCCTCAAGAACTCCCAGTATCGGGTACGGTTGACGCCACTTGTGCCAGGCACCCTAAGCATTGATTCAATAGGCTTACCACCCGGACCAAGCCTCGATGCACGGATAGCTCCTTGCAAAGTATCAGACCCAAACTCAAACGTAGCTTGAGAGAATCGTAGGGCGTTCTTTTCTACCGCTTCCTCAAAAGCCCCTTTCGTCCAGATCTTTCCAGTAGCAGACCTAAAGGCAATGTCACCCTCATTGCCCGTATACATCATGCGAAGAGGATCGTATGCACCCGGACCATTGATTCCACCAGCACGCCTGAATGCACGGACAAAGCCCTGTGCCAAGGTGCTTGGTGTCTTGAGTGCAATGTTAAGCGCATAGCCAGGAACTGTAATGGCACCAATGATTGAGTTGGTAAGTGCGTTGACACCAATAAATCGAGTGCCCGGAATAACAGAACCACCCAGCACACCCGTCACTGTTGTCTTTCGGGTAGTGTTCCACAACGAAAGAAGCGAAGAACCAAGGAACCTGTCCTGCTCTCTAAGCATGCTGAGTTGTTTTTCGATCTTACCCCTGAAGTCAGGAGACGCCATCTTGTCTGCGAACTCTCTCATGCGAGAGTCGAACATCATCACCCCGTTCTCACCAAACGGCTTAGACGGATAGGCAAGCCCTCTTAGGCTCCGCTCTCCAGCAGTAGACTTTGTGCCGAGGCCACTAAACACACCACGCACATCGTTCATGTCAATGCCAGCAACCGACTTGACATAGGCAGGGACAATGATCTTCTCAAGCTCGGTAAGCGTAGGGCCGTCAGGGTTCTTTGCCACAAAGCCCTTGATAGCATCCCTTAGATCCTTGATAGAAGCCTGCGTTGTCTTGGTCATCACGATGCCAGCAACAGTACCCGTAGCTGCGTTGTACATGCGCTGAAGATCGTCTTGGGTTGCAAGCCCACCCCTTGTAAACAGATCACGCATGATGGCTGTTGCAATCGTTCGTCTGTCAGCATTACTTGTTTTGAATGCACGACCCGCAATCTTAGACAACTCGTCTGCAAGTTCTTCAGGAATGTCGTTGTTCTTGGCAATGTTCTTGAACAACTCAATCCTTGCTGACTCGTCTGCACGAGTAGGAACCTTGACCAACAACGAGGGGTAGAGGTTTTCAAAGTTTCTAACGGCTTGCTTGTAGACCTCTTCGCTGACGTTGTTGACAACATAAGCAGACAACAAAGCACTAAGGTCATCGTCACCAGTCAGCCGTCCATAGAATGTCTGTTTCTTGATTGCTGACTTTTCTAAGTCAACAGCCCTGCCTGTGCTGCGACGGACAACCTCAATAGCCTCCTTCATTGTCTCAATGGTCAGAGGTTTCTTAGCAAGACCTGCTTGTCGCAACGCTGCCTGAAGTTCTCCGTTGCCACCAAAGTAGGCATCCAAAGCACCCGGCTGTTTTACACCAAAGAAGATGTTTAGGATGTTGGAGTAGTCCTGAATGTTGTCGCCGGAACCAACACGGTTGAGCACAGAGTTCATGCCCGCTACTGGATCAGCAGACTTCTGCGCTTCTAAGATCATCGTCTCGGCTTTTCTTGCCGTGTCGTTTAGCGTCTTGATTGTCTGTTCTTGGAACTCAATCAATGCAGGGTCTGGCGTCTTTCCAAACATCTCTGCTTTGGGACGAGCCCACAATGCGCCTTGTTTGTTAGGGTTTGCAACAAGAGCAGCGTAGTCTGATTGACCTTTGAAGAATGCCCGTGTTCCCTTGACTGCTCGCTGTGCATACTGAGCAACAGCAAGGTTTCTTCCTTGTCCAAGCTCGGCTGCTTTTCTTGACAACAGTTGTGTACCGTCACGGACAGCAAAGGCTGTAATAGGCAACTCATCAAGAATGACTTTGTTCGACGCCAAACTGTGAACAATGTTGTACTCATTACGAGTAATCGCCTGGTTCTTCCTGACTTTATCTAACGTCTTTAAAACAACAGGAGAGAACGCAGATCGTTTGAATCCTTCTGTTGCAAGGTCAGCAACCGCTTTGCCGTTCTTAAAGCGGAACACCTCGTCTTTGCGAGCACCTGCACCACGTTTGAGAAGCACATCTGCATCAAGCTTTGTCTTCAAAGCCTTGTTGATCTTGTCTTGATTGGCCTGCCAGACAGGCTTTCTAACAATCAAGGTAGAGTCACCAGCAAACACAAAGTTGTCTGGAACGTGTTCAGCAGTAAAGCGACGAATCGGATTCTTCATCACGCCTTGCATCACGTTGTGGGCAAGCACCGTGTCAGACAGATCCGGGTACAAAGTCTTCATACCCTTAGCAATCTTCATTTCAGCAAGCAGTTCACGTCCACGCTTGTACTTGTTGAGATCATCTACCACGTTGGAAAACAGCTTAGGGTTCTTAGCAGCAGTCTGAAGACGCCTAAAGTCCATCAGCGTAGAGAAGCTTTCATTGACCACTTCATCTAAAAAGCTGCCTTCTTTAATTCCTGCAAAGGTCTTTCTAAGATCGTCTGCTTTGTCAACGGTCAACATCTTGGCGGCAAGGTCAGCAGCCATTTGGTCAGCAATCTTTTCAGGTGCTTCTACAGCGCCCCGAATCGTAGCGGGCCTACTAAGAGGAATGCCTGCCTCTTCATACACCTGACGTTGCAATCTACGCAATGTAAGCGCTTCACCAAGAGACTCAGAAGAGTTAGACCAAGTGCGGACAGCATCAAAGACTTCAGCAACATCGTCTGCCTTTGCTGCTCTTGCAATATTAGAAATCCCTTCAGATGTACGGCCTAACGTGTAGGTTCCTGCTTTGAATGGAGCGGCAAATATCTTACCAGGCATGAACACTTCAAGACCAAGTGCCGTGTGTTCCCACCAGTGAGGAAGCATCCCCTTCTGCTGCATTGCTTGAAGGCCAGTAAGGTTGCTCCAATCACTATTCATCATCTCACCACGAGCATGAGACAACGCTAAATCACGGAGCCAGTGACCCGTGTTTGCGTTTCGATCAAGCTCGTAGCCCTGACCAAGTGGCACCAAGTTTCCAACAATGGAGCCAGACTGCATAAGCTTTAAAGCGTCCTGCATAGACTCAGGAAGTACAGAGTCAAAAAACTGACTGACCTTATACATTGGGTCATCAGGGTTAAGGGGTTTGCCAGTAGCAGGATCAACATCCCAAGTAACGGCTCTCATTACAGGGTAGGTCACAGCACGAGGGATTAGCCCAACATCACGGATAGCAGCACCAAGCCAGCTTTCAGCTACCTCACCAGAGCCAGGGTCAAAGTTGTGCCATTGGCTGTAAAGACCAAGCCCTGCCTTTGTCCAAATGCTGGCCTCGTCTTGTTGCACACGACTCATCGCCCTGCGTATCATTCCGGGCGCCGCCTCAGGAACAAGAGGCACACCACTTGGGCCTAAAACTTGACCCAAGTCCTCGAAGGCAAGAGGCGTAATGTAGTCGTATGCCTGCGTTGCACGAGAACGAGCCTCTACAAGAAGTTCGTCCTTCATGTCAGCGGGATAATCGCCTTCTGGATCAAGGTTGTTTTCTCTAAGAACGTCTTGCTTGGATTGCTTGTAGAAGTCACGGTACAAAAGGCGCAATTCGTTTGCTGCAAGCTTAGGAAACTCTTGGTCTGCTACTTTGTTGAACTCTTCTGAGTTCTCCTCAAACCCCCTGTCTCGTGCAATCTGACGGGCCTTTACTTTAGACTCAATGATTACACGGTCACGAAGAGCATCAATCTCTTGTTCGGAAAAGCCAATCTCGTTTAGCTGTTGTTGTGTACCAACACGAACATTCTGAGGACCAAGCGACTTTATAAATGCACCAACAGCAGAATCAGCGTCACGAACTTCCTGCTCAGTGGTTCCTGTGACATGGCGCCCAGCTACAGTTGTTCCCGCAGCAAACTCATCCATCTTAGCCTGGACTTCTGCTGATGCTCTCTCTCCAGCCTCTGCCCAAGTTACATCTTCCGACTGAAAGATCTCGTTGCGTCTGGTTGTATACGCCTCACCTTGAGCAACATCAATGTCCAACTGAGTGGTGCCAATGGGGCGGGGAGGAGCATCAGGAGCCATGTCCTCAGACACAGGCTGTGTGGCTACTGGAGCCTGCTGTTGCTGCTGTAGGTCTTCATAGTACGATGTAATGAATGAGTGGCTTACAGCGTTACCGGCACCGTACCTTTGGTCATACTCATCAACAACAGAAAGAATCTCAGGAGGCAATGCTCCCCGTTGTTCATCAGTAATCGTAAGGCCCTCAGCCATTTATCGGTCCACAGAAGCTAATAGGATGTCGTCAATAGAATTGATAAACATTGCATCCAGTGGAGCAAACTCAACATCGTCTATCTGCGCCCCTCTAATCTCTACATCTTCAAGGGTAGTAGGGGCTTGTCCACCAAAGACCAAAGGTGCGTCTTCTGTTTCATCACCTAATGCCTGACGGATTGCTTGTTCTTTCAGACGAACAGCTTCTTGTTCTCTAAGAGGAGACATTGGGTTTACGTCTGGTCGATACCTGTTGGCCAAAAAGTTGCCAGCGGTAACCACGTTTCTGGTTGGGCGTTGAGCAGGTGTTCTGTCAAACTCTAAAGGCTCAACACGAACCACGTCTTCGCGTTCTCTGCGCTCTTGAACATCAGCTTGGATATTAGCTTCTGCCTGCTGTCTTCTTCTTGTAGCCGTGTTGCCTCTTTGTGTTTCGTTTTTTAGCCTTGTCGATGGATCGATTCTTTCTTCAATATCGCTTCCTTGAATCGTCTCGTCTTCCAACTGGAACGCTGGTTGTGGAGCTTCCCACCCATCAAGTTGCTGCATGGATGCAAACTCAAGCAATTGGTTAAGCGCCACTTGTTTTTGCTCAGGTGACATTTCATTAAGCCCACCTTCAGAAGTCATCGAGATCAACTGACGAGCTTCTTGAACCATCTTGTCCAAGTTAGCAAAATCACCATTCTTGTTGTGTGTTGAAAGCTGACCAGCAAGTTGCCAAAGCGTAGGGTTGGCACCGTCAGGCATTAAAGAACCAAAGCGGTTGTAGGACTGACGAGCCCTTGCCGTTGCTTCATACACAAGGCGTTCGTTTTCGCTCATGGCGTTAAGACGATCGCTTTCTGCTTGAGCAGATGCAAAGCTTGCATCGGCTGCTTCCATCCTACGTTTGTTGTGCGCTCTAAATCTCATTGCTCCAATAAGACCACCGCCAAACTGTAAGCCCTCCCCAACACCCTGAGTTCTACGGGCCATTTCTTGCTCAAGCATTGCATCAAGATCTGTTTCTTCTGCACGTTGAGCACGAGCAGCAGCCAAATCAGCCTGCATCTTCTCGCGCCTTGCCTTGAGTGCATCAACCTCCATCTCAGGCAAGAAGTCGAAAGGAGCAAAGCCACGGGCCTCCAAGTCATCAGCTACTTGCACAGCACCAGCCGCACCAGTTGGAGCAGACTGCACAGTCCGTGCTGCACGAGCACCTTCTGCTTGAACCATATCGTTGTAGGTTCCAACCTTTGCCCTGTTAGCAGGAGTGTTCTCAAGACCAACAAGGTTTAGTGCAGTACCGTTGATGACGTTTTCGCTTATATCGCTTTGGGTTCTGCTTGCAGTTGCCCTTAGTGTTCTGCGAATGCCGTGTGCTGCTGCAAGCCTTGTGGTTTCATCAGCAGTACCACCCCTCTCAAGGCCATAATTGGCGATCTCTTTAGCCAAGTCAGTACCAATACCTCCCATTTGGCTGGTAAGCGAAGCAATCATTTCACTGTCAGGAACGTCTCTGCTTTGAGCACTTTCAAAAGCTTGTGCTGATTCGGCCTGACCTGTAGCCGCTTTAGCAAGCCTGCTCTCTACTTTGGTCATTGCAGAAGTAGCGCCACGAATAGCAGAGCTTGTAGCCCTTGAACGAGCACGAGAAGCAGCGGCACGGTTTCTGTCTGCTTGAAGCATTGACTGCCTGTTTGCTCTTTCACGAGCATCAGACACCTGCGCCCAACCTCGGATGTCATCGTCTGCTGCACGAATAGCAGATTCAAGACTCTTGATGTAGGCGTCCTGCTCACCACGCTCTCCAACCAACAAAGAACGAGCCTCGGCACGCTGTTTATCCCAGTAATCTACGACTGACTTTGCATAGTAGTCAGTAAACATTTGAGCGTTGCTTGGCATTAGATTCGGCCCCCTGCCCTCATAATGTATTCTCTAAGAACATCAGGATTTCCACCAGCCCTAAGCATAAGTTGGTCGATTAGTGCAGGATCAAGACCTGATCGTAAAAGTGCTGACTCTGCGCTTTCTGCAAGAAACGACGGACCGAGAGAACCACCAGCGGGAAACAATCCATCGGCTGCCCTACCAGTACCCATAGGCTGGTTAGCGGCCGCAATATCAGCAGCAGTTTGTCTAAAGCCTCCGCCACTAATCTGCTCAAAGTCAGCGTTTACAGTAGCAGCAGACTGGCCCGCTCTTGCAGCTTTGTTCTGTGCTTTAAGAGAAGCAGCAGCATCTTCTTTTTGCTTAGCCTGCAACTCAATAGCAGCTTCACGTTCAGAAACAAGCCGTCCAGCATTAGCAGCTACAGTAGCAGCACTACCAAGAGCAGAAAGGAGCGCCTCTCGTTCTTGTGCTGCACGCTGTTGCTCCAGCGCAGAAAGTTGTGCAAGTTGTTGTTCTTCTGCACGTCGTTGTGCAACGTCTGCTTCTGCTACTCGCTGACGGGCTTCAGCCATCTCACGACGCTGCTGCGAGGCTTCCTCTTGACCAGCCCTCATAGCTGCCCCGGCACCTACACCGGTCGTAGCAAGTAGCCCTGCCTGCTGTGCCCTCTGAGCCTGCTGCTGTTGACTAAGAGCACCCTGTGCCTTACCCAACGCCACGTTCATTTCTTCATCTGTAAGCCCAAGCTGACCAAGCTCTTGACGGCGCATAAGCTCTTCAAGTTGCTCACGCTGCATGCGCTCGGCGTCAGTCTCACCACCCATCAATGCGCCACCAAGCGCACCAACACCAGCGCCAATAGCTGTGCCAACACCCGGAGCTAAAGCCGTTCCAATCGAGGCCCCTGATGCTGCCCCTTGTGCTGCTGATGTCAATCTACTTGCCATGTTGTCCTACCTGTAAAACGCTTCAAGGCTAACCGAGAAGTTCATAAGATAACTATAGCGACCCTCGGTTTCGCCTCTAATCGTAATGGTGTGTTCTCCTTGTCCAAGACCAGAAGACACAAAGAAACCAGACCACACATTCCAGTTGTGAGGTAACCAAAAATCAGATAATTGATGACCATCATAAATGTGACGAGTGGCTACTTGTGTTTGGAATGCCCTGACCCCATCAATGTACACAGATGCTCTTGCAAGTGGGCTCTCGGCAAGAACTTGAACAGACGGTGTGATTGGGTACGCGGTAAATTGAAACAATACATCAGCCGTTCCTCTTAAAAAGAAACTTGTCCCAGTGTTTGAAAAAGTTGTTTGTTCTGGATCGTCAGGGGCTCCTCTTGCAGTGGGACCATCTGCAACAAAAGAAAATTCATTTTCATTAGATGTGTATCCACCATTCAAACCGCTTACAAAACTGTGCATGTTTACAATGGGATTGTAGTGCCCCCGCATAATGTGCTTTGATTCAACCCAACCATCAGCAGCAATGTCAGCAGCAGCAACACCACCATCAACATAATCTTTCATTTTGTCGAGGTTGTCTTGTACGCCTTGACCAGCAGGGTTGGTGGCTAAGATTGCACCCGCTGGCATGGTGACCGGTGTGTACGCCATTAGCTATCCCCCCTCATAACCATGATACTAAGCTGTCCGTTTGACATGGTAAAATCAAAATTGGGAGCACCAGTATAAGGAATTTCCATAAGGCCTGCCGCATATCGATCAGCTTGCCATGTCGGAACATAAAGCTGTCTGTCTCCTTGGTAAACCATTGGCCCTCGACCATACAACCTAAGCTCATAAACCGTGTATGCTTGAGTAGCTATATGGCTCCATGAACCATGAACCATGCGGTCAGTCAACGCATCACCAGAATCCGCCTGCCCTTCCATTGAAACAAATGAGATTGAATCTGTCTTTGCGTTCGAGTTGTTGAATGTCACACCTGCGCTTGGGCCAAAGTTGTTGACAAGGTTTACCTCGTTTGTAAGCATCTCATGCGTTCCTGCACCTGTTAGCTTCCAAGTGGGAAAGATTACCAAACCAATGCCGTCAGCAGGGTTTCCTTCTTTTCCAACCCCAACACTGTTGTCTCCACAAGAAGCAAATGCCGAATCGCTATGTTTTTTTAGGTAAATCGTATAATGAATGCGAATCAGGTCACCAGACGCAATGGCAAGGTGGCCGCCAGGAAGACCAGTAAAACTGATAACAAGGTCGGGGTTTGGCCCAGGGCCGGGTGTCCCACCATTCAACTCAAACTTCTGAGTTCCGTTCTGTGCAGAATAGGTTGTATCTACAATAGCGCCGGAGTTTAAGTTGTCAGTTGCACTCAAATAAACCAATGGTTCCATGCGACCAGTAGAGTACGCATGAGTTGTAAGTTGACGCTTATCAATCCCTTCTGACCTTACGTTCTCTTCATTGATAGAACCAGTTGCTGTAGCTACAGCAGAGAACTTGTTGTTGGCATCGGTGCGATCGGTGGTTTCACCGGCTTCAAAGTTGGTTGTGCTGATTGTGCTCATTATCGATACCTGTTGACGACTGTGATCTGACCACCATCATAATAAAAGATAGGTCTTGCAAGTTCAGTGCCAGATGTTGGTGCTGTTACTGTGCTTTGATCTGGATTAGCAGAAACCCTCCACCGCAGTGCAATTTCATGTTGCCCTGTAGTGATAGGAATGTCTGTGACCAAATGAACCTGACCTACATTTTGGTAATGGCGACCACTTGTAACAACAGCATTACCATCAAATGCTATTTCAAACTGACACCATTTTTGCTGATTCGCGCCTGATCGAAATGCGCCTTGAGTCGCAATATGATTTTGCAACCAATACCAGCCATTGTATTCAATATGAAGCATTCCTTCTTGATACAACGAATTAATCTTTTGGTTGTTGTTGGTTACCCAACCACCCGTATAGTGGTTGTAGTTCGTACAACGAAATTGCTGGTTAACAGCACCGGCACTAGAACTATTTAGCCAGGTTGCGGTAGCAAGAACGGCTTCTTGCAAACAAATGCCTGTTTCAACAGAATACTTGACCATTGCATTAGAAGCCAACTCATCATTAGATATGCTGGCATTAGGCAGGTTTTCCCTATCTAATCCTCCATTAATCTCACCTTTAAATGCGTTGAACGAAGTGTTGAACTCGTCAGCATCAAGGATGTTGCCGCTACGGTGTTGTCCTTCTGTCCACTTGAATGCCATTAGCGTTTGCCCTTGATGGTGTACGTTTTGTTGGCTGCAAACTCTAATGAGTATCCCACAAGAACCATGTCGTTGTTCGTTTCTACTTCAAATGCAAAGAACGAGGCTGCACCCAGTGCAATCGGGTAGCGAATTGTTGTGAAAAAGGGATCTTCCCACACAGCCGTATCCCATACCCCTGTGTCAAAGACACCCTGATCTGTATGGTCTGGACGCTGCATCTTTTCACCAGAAGACGTTGTGCCGCTGTAGTCGAAATCTTTGTAGTAAGTAATGGGGATTGCGTTGTCGCCCTTGGTCATCACATGCAAGTACAGGTACTTGACGAACTTCTTCTGCGCTGCTTTGCCCATGTCCATCCAGTTGGACTTATAGGTGCTAATAGGCGCAGCCCTCGGTGTAGCAGTGTCTCCACCAGTAACTGTGTATCCATTTTGCCTGGCTCTGGAGATGACAAACAAACCATTCTCCCAAACACTTGAACCTAATGACGGTTTCCCAGTATTGTGTCCGAACACCAACTCACCATTCTGGTCAGCAGCAATACAACCTACTGGGAAGCTTGTACGAGTAGACCATGCGTTCTTGTCTACATGGTACACAAGGCCAAACGATGGCTTTTCTTCCCCATCTACAGGCATGTAGCAATGCCACTCACGCCACTTGGGACTGTAGGTAGCAGACGCACGAGCCAACAGTGCAGGGTTAAACCGCTTCTCAGTCTTGACCAAGTTAGTGGTCATCTTTTCAATCTGAACCTGAGAGCCACCGTCAAGGCCACCAAAGATACGGTAGACACCATCATTGCCCAAGAACATAATGCCAACGCCAGGAACAGCACTCACAGAGTTGATTGCCTTGCAACCAATACCTTGAATGAACGGAACAACATTGAATCCATTGACTGGGTCTCCACGAACCAACTCAATAGACGATTCACGAAACAGAATCAAGCTGTTGTAGTAGGCAAACATACCAGTGACATCACCACCATCTCGCACTCCTACATCAAAGTAGTCAGAGGCAGAAAATGAATCGGGATTCAGTGGGTTTGAATAGTAAATTCGAGTAGGGTCAGCTTGACCACCATCAAGAAACAAGCAGTTCTTAAAGGTAGCTGCGAACCTGGCACCAGGGCACGGAAACAAAACACTCTCTGTTTCTGAAGGTGCAAGAGTTACCAAGAACTGGTCTGGTGTGTAATCTACACATGTGTCTTCTACATTGTTTTTTATCTCGGCAACAAAATAATATTTAGTCGATGTTCCTGATCCAGTTCCAAGGTTTTTAGTCCTATAAAGTCGTCTTGCAACTGTTCCCGCAGGACCAATAGGAAGGCCCTCAAGAAACACGCCTTGCCTTTTTTGAAAATTAGAAGCACCTGAAGGCGTAACCCAACTTGCATTTTCAGATGATGAAGACAAAGGGCTTTCACTGCCGGTTTCGCTTACAAAAGAAACCTTCCATCTATAGTTGTTTTGAGCGTCTGCCGTAAGAGACCCAAGGCCATAAGTTTCATCAAAACCAAAAGGCAAGCCACCATTTTGAACATTGCCGAGAGCCCCGCCAGGAATATTAGTGATAAACTTAATCCATGTATGACGGCCATTTGTAGTACCGGAAACGGAAGAAGGATCGGGAGTCCAAGGTTTTACTGTTCCAGGCACTGATTCCCAACCAAGGCGACGAACTTGATTGTTCTCTTTTTCACCATCAAACTTCAGCGGTTTGTCGTGGCCGTTGACAATGATGAGGTATCTACCAAACGGTTCGTAGTCGGTAACAGGCTCATTTAAAGTAGGGGTCTTGCGAAACCGATCAATATATACAATTCCACTCCCAGAACCTGTGTTACCTACCAAAAAACCTAAGTCACAACCAGAGGCTGATCCAAGGATCTCTGATTCGTACAGGTAAAACGTACGAGCACCATTGTGAGTGCTCCAAACATACAAACTGTGAATCCGCCCCTCATGAGTAAACGGTTGATACAAAACAGCATTTGGAAAGAACTTCTCATAGCCAATGCGGTTGTCCCAGCCACCCGTAGCAGGGTCCACGGTAAAGTTCTCAACCTTAGTTGCAGACCCATCTGCTTGGGGCAGAAGCTCATCTACACCATCAAGTCTTGGAACCTCAAGCTTGAGTCTTGGATCCATGGATTAGCCTCTGTGCGTTAGAGATGTCTGATTGGTGTAGCGTGCTTGCGATTCACGATAACCCTGCTTGATCCACACACCAGCCCCCTCAGACAGATAGGTGTTCTCCATCCGTAGAAGCTCTGTATCCGCTTTGCGGCGGTAAAGCTCTGAGTGCTGCAAGTTATCGTGCTTTACAAAGAGTTCCTGACAAGCTCTGTAGACCAGATAACGGTGATGAGCAGGTGGAAACTCAGGGACATCGGTGTCCTCAATGAGTCGATCAGGACGGTACACAAAGCGCACCTCGATAAGATAATCAGTGTCTTGCCGAGGATAGAGACGCACCCTCTTGTAATGGCCATCATTCTCAGGAAGCCTGCGAGCATTGGCAAGGTAGTCAGCAGCCACATTCAAGTTATTGATCAGAGATACTGTCTCGTTAATGTCTGCATTTGAGACCTGATAGAAGGCTTTGTTCGTTGTGGTTCTGAGATAGAATCGCTTTAAGATGCCTGAGTTCGAGCCTGTGTTCTGCACATTAGTCAAGTCAAGATCAAATGTTCCCCCTGTTGTATTAGCCGTTGTTGCAGTAGCAACCGCTTCAGGAGAAGGAGCACTCTCCTTGTTCTTATGAACAAAGGTGTACTTCACATAGTAAGTGCCAAGCTCATTCCATGTTGAAGACGCACCATCAATAGTCAGGGTAGTCTGAAGCACAGGTTGAGTCATGGTCACATCGTCGTAGATGAGCCAATCAGTAGGCAGCCCAGTGGAGCTAAGAAGCAGGGAATACTCCTCATCACGAGCACGGGACAGGTAGTCAAAGTGAGCCTGCGTTCCTGCTGTTGGGCTACGAATCCCAATGGAGAGCACCTCGTTGCAGTCTTCAGGCATGTCGATGAATCGCTGCTTGACCGTAATCGTGAGGTTGTTCGTAGTAGCACTTGCCGAAAAACCCTCCAAATAAAGGATGGTGCTTGTAGACTTGATGATCTCATATTCGCCGTTGTCAACGTCTGCCGCACCTTTGATTTCAACAATCGCGCCTTCCATCCACGGCAAGAAAGGCGTTCCTGAAGCAGCAGCAACAGAGTTAACACCAATGCCAATCACGCCATCGGTAATCGTCACATCTTTATAGATCTGCACCTCTTGAGTCTCTTGGGCAAACTTCCACGGACGGTCGGTGAAGAAGTCTAAGTAGAGTTCATTCAGAATGCGTGTGACCTCATCTCTGTAGGTCTGCACGTTGGGGTCGTAGTCTACAATAGACCCAACCATGTCTCTCATCTCAGCGAGGTTCATTAGAACTCCATGCAAAAGAGGCGAGCACCCGAATGGATGCCCGCCCCAAGATTAGCACGCGGGCTGTTTATCAGTACCGACGAATGATGTAGACGTCAGCAGTGGTTCCAGCGCCATCGCTCTCAAGTGCAAACCCAATGATGGGAAGCACATCGCTGGGGGCTGCTTTTTTGCAACCACCTGCTCCAGCGGGAACAAGCGTATCGCCAGCACCGGCAACACTTCCATCCGTCTTAGCGGCTTCACAGTAACCTGCGACACACACGCGAACACGAGCACCACCAGCGGTAACCGTTGCAGCGGAAACGTCTTCAACTGCAACACCAATGCAAAGGCCAGTACCGTTGCCCTGAACGACAGTGCCGACGCGAGCTTCATCAGACTGACTATCGTCAAGATCAACCCAATCGCCAGCGCTAACGGCTTCAGCACAAGCAAAGGAAATAATATCCGAATGCTGTCCAGTTACCTGTTCCACCTCAAGAGGCGACTTACCATGATTCAAATGACCGAATGACATTGTCTAAGCCTCCGCATCTACGAGCAAACCAAGGCTTGCAAGGTGATCAGCAACAATCTGGGTGCGAACGAACATCTGTGCTTCACGAGCAGCAAAGCCACTCTTGTGCTCGAAGTCAGTCATCGAGAAGTTAGCATCAGAATCGAACACAACCTTCATGCTCTTGGTGTTGAGGAAGTACATGGAAGGAGTGTTGGCACCAACAGCATTTCCAAGGTTGTTCTCAACGTACATAAGAGCGCCATTGTAAGCCAGTGCAAGACGACCAGCATCAAGCACAGTCTCTTTAGGCATGTAGCGTTCTTGAGCCTGAAGGGTGTTCTTGTACAGACGGTAAGAGGTGGGGCTTGCAAGAATCAGATCCACAGAACCTTCAGGTGCGTAGATTTGAGTCTGAAGCATCAACTCAGCCATTCCGTTCAGACCGTTAGCGGCAAAGTCGTTTGTGCTACCACCGGTTGACACGTCATACACTTGGTTGTTCCAGTTGCTGGAAGCATAGGTGGTCTTGGACAGTCCACCAACGGTGTTTCCTTGAGCGCCAAAAGCAAGCTCTTCCAACCAACCCGTAGCAGTGTTCACACCGTTCAAAGAGCCAAGCTCAGTCAGAACAGTGGAGGTTCCACGAATGGTTTGAAGTTCCCACTCACGCTTCAGCATGCCAATGACAGACTTCATACGAGAGTCAGCAATCGAGATGACAGCGTTTTCGCCACGGTTGGAAAGCTCTTCCTTCTTTGTGATTACGATGGGAGCAACAAAGTCACACCATTCGTACTCAGGCGAACGGAGAACGTCAGCCACAGAAGAGGAAACAGCTTCATAACCAGTAGCAAGCTGGGTAATGTTGGAGTGCTCAGCAAGGATTGCTGCGCGAGTAATGCGTTGACCACCATTGATAATCTCAACGCCACCTGCTTTCTTGATGTGATCAAGAAGAGGTACCGTCTGGAAAAGGTTGTCCAACGCCTTCTTAGACCGCGCACGGGCGGTTGAACTAAGAATATCGTTTTGGATAGCCATGATAAACGAGTCCTATAGGCCACAAGGCCAGGAGATTAAAGAAAGAAAGACTTGCGGTTGTCCCAGTTGGGGCCGGAAGACTTTGCTTGTCCTGTCAAGGGGCTCTCGTCTTCAGTGCAAACAATAGCAAAGAAGACGGAACCGAGCAAATATCAAATCTTGACTTTGCTTTTGTTCTCTCGAATCCAGTTATAAATTGCCACTGGATCGTCCTTCTCCATGATGTGCTTGGGAACACCACCAACAGAACCACGAGAAGCACCGCCAACTTTTAGACCAGCCTCACGAGCTACCTTCTTGTAGTTGGCCATCTCGGCTTCTTGGGTCTTCATGTCTTCTGCAAGCTTGCGACCCTTGACCTGCCAATAGGCTTGCTCAAGGTTCATGTGCTTGTGTTCTTTCAACACATCAACAATCTCACCCTTGAACGTCTCAAGGTCAGGGTGTTGTGTTTTAAACTGCTCAAGCTTGTGCTTCTGCTGTTGAAGAACATGAGCCTGACGCATAGGCTCCATCATTTCCGTCATGCGCTTAGCAACTTCTTGCTCAATGCGTGACTCGAATGACTTGGTGTCGTAGGGATCAAAGTCCTTGTTCTCGGTAGCGGCTTTCTCAGACACAGACTTGTAGAAGTCGGACTCGAACAGCGCCTTCTCACGAGCGTGAAGTGCAGCCTTTGCGTTTTCCAAGGCTTTCTTCTGATCTGAAATAGATTGGGTTTTCTTAGTAAAAGACGAGCGCAGGTTGTGGAAAAGCTTCTTGGCTTCAGGAGACAACTCCTGCATTACAGCCTTGTAGTCCACACCCTTGTAGTCTTCTTCCGACTTAAAGATCTCGTCCTCAAGCTTTTCAGCAGCAAACTCGTCAATCGACGGGGTAGACGCTTCTTCCGTAGCCGGGGCAGCCTCCTGCTCAGGGGCCGACTCCGTTGCAGGGGCTGCCTCAACGGCAGGGGTTTCGGGTGCAGCAGGTGCTGCGGTTTCTTGTGGTGCTTGTGCTTGTGCTTGTGCCTCGGACATCTACATCCTCTCCATCATTAGTGCTTCCATCTCTCCACCGCCCGGACCTTCTTCCACGACGGCTTCCATCTCAAATGGTGCAGCATCCTCAGCGGGTTCTTCAGGTGCTGCTTCTTCTGCTTCTGATCGCAGAAAAGTCTTGAACGATTGGTTGTTTGCCAACGTGTCGAGTCGAGCTTGAATCTCTTCCAGTCCTGCAGAATCCGTAGCGGAAGCCACATCAAAAGACAGACGCTCTAAGCCAGCAGCATTAGCAGCATCAGCCACCATCGCAAGCTGCTGAACGAACTCGGTTGGTAATGGTCCATCGAGGTCGGCTGTAAAGGAGGGATAAGCAGGGAGGTTGAAGAGAGGCAAGACACCGTTGAGGGAGTCCACGAGGGAATTGAGATCACCTACAGGATAGTCTCCAGATGGAGCCATTTGCTCGAAAGCAGTTTCACGGGCAGCATCGGCTTCACGAGCACGAGACATTAGAGCTTCTTCTTGGGGCAACATTTCAGCCATTTCAGGCCTCCTTAGCGGCATCTTGTGCCATCGTTCCTTGTTTCTTCATCTCGGCAACAGAAAAAGTCTCTGCAATTGCACGACCCTTATCACCTTCAAACTTCTTCATGTTGGCTTTGTAACGCGCGATGTTAGCATCTTGCTGCTTTTGGTGTGCAGACTGGCGCTGTAGAGTGTCCTCGACATGGTGTTTGTCGAAATCCCCAGTCGATACAAGGCCTTTCTTTTCCATGATCGCTTCTCGTTGCATCGAGGTCTGATAGCGAGCACCAAGACCACGATCGTAGAAACCGTCAACACCGTATTTGCCCGTCTGGTCACCCCACCGACCCGGCGTCGAAGCTGGAATCGAGAGTTGTTTGATGGCTGTTCTTCCACATTGGGGGCATTCAATCGAATCTGGCACCTCCTCTTTGGGTAAAAAGAGCGCCTCGTGTACATGCTCACCACAAAAGTAGTCAAACAGGGGCATTACTTCTTCCTCTTCTTGCTGGCATAAATCGCTTTCTGCTGGCGTTGTGCTTGTGCCTTAGTCATGCGCTTCTTAGTCTTAGTGTTCTTGACCTTGTATCCGCCACCTTTTCGTTTGATCACTGGCATTACTGAGTGAATCCTACGCCACCACCTAAGAGCATGTCTGTCACGTTCTGAGGTGTAGGGGTGTTGATAAGATCTTGTGCGGTGGGCGGCTCATCAGGGTTGGCTACGCCAGGAATCCCAGCACCACCCTGCTGTTGCTGCATCTGATCCATTTGGGCCTGTGCTGCCTCAAGGAAAGTCTCAGGAAGACCCATAGTCCGCACGATTTCCTCCAGAATCTGCATGTTTGGAACACCCAAAGCCTGCAAGAGTTGTGCGTTTTGCAGCAATCTCTGCTCACGAATGGCCTCAGAGATAGGCGTAGAAGCCTGATCTGCTGCGAAAATCTGGAAATCACCCGTCAAATCGTCTGGCTTTACCGTCTGAGCCTCGCCATTTAGCAAAACCATGGTTGGAATCTTGGCTTCTTCAATAAACAACGCAATCATCAGCAGGTAAACACGGCCCATCATCTCGATTGCCCCGTCTCTTTCACGAGCCATTCGGCCAATCTCACTCGTTGTGTACGCTGCCAGTGCTGCAATCTCTGTTGCAGTCGCCTTTGTAGCTTCTCCACGAGTAAATGCTGCGGTAACAGAGCCCGAATCCTTGTCTCGAATGACATCTTGCATGTACCGAGAGACTTCAGAGGGGAGATTCTGGTGTGGAACTGGGCGGATAATCGTGTCCAACGGGTCATCTGCCTCTACCTCTACAAACAAACCATCAATACCGCTGGTAACCTGAGCCATCTCATCGTCGGTCATGGCCCCTTTCTTCACCAACCATTGTCGAGAAGCCTTCCGAACAGCGTTTGCTTGGAAGGAACGGATGATGTTCATCTCGTACAACTGGTCATATATCCGTTTGATAGCCGAATATCCGTGCATTGGCTGGTCAGGAACGCGGTTGTAGTAAAGCGGAATAATCGGAGGGTGTGGCTGGTCTTCAGCATCTCGGAAAGGAATGAACTCAGCACTGTCGAGCCACTTGTCTCCACGCTCAGGACACCACCAATAAAGCTTATCCTCAGTTAGATCGTACATTTCAACGATCTTCACATACTTAAACATGGGAGAAACAGGGGATTCACGCTCATTTGGAGGCGTATAAGCATCATAGGCATCACCAGTGTGCTGGTCGAAGTACCCAATCAACTCACCACCAATGTCATCGAACTTCCCACCAAAGCGTTTCTTGGCTTCCTGCACGGTCATATAGTAGCAATGACCCACAAACCGCTGAGTATCCCAACGAGCAGCATCCCGATCCACAATGATTTGCCAAGGAGGTACAGCCACAGGTAGCACCCTTTCATAGATGTTCTCCCGATCAGTGACTGTCAGCTTCAGAAAGCTCATAGGGTAGATAAGAGCCATGCGGGAAGCGTTCTCAATCTCGTTTCGGCTGCCAAGAAGAAAATGATTGATGATGCTCTGTGACTTGTCAGGGCTTCCTTTACCAAGGATCCCACTCTTCACAGAAACAGCAGGGTTTTTGGCAAACAAGGAAGCTTGAAAGGACTCAATGTAGCCATAGCCATCATTGGTCTGAATGCGAATCTGAGTGTCTACTCTCAACTCTGGGTCGGCTTCATCCCAAAAGTCCATCTCGTAAACAGACTTGTAGCGCAACATCTCTTCACGACGATCTCCCCAATAGTTGTCATGTGCATCGAGAATGACTCTCAGATCTTCTGGCTTCATTAGTAACTACCCGTCTTGTTCCCACCCCTGACGTTCCAGGGAAGTGTTCGTGTGGACTTCTTGGCTCTCATTGCTGCAATATGCCGTTCCATCATCGCTCTCTTGACAGAGTGAGACACAACCAAAGGCATCTTCTCAAGCAAGTAATAGCACAGCGCCATAGAAATCGTCACATCATCATTCTTCCTCTTTGCCGCTTGAGGCTTGTCTTTGATGTAGACAATCGTCTTCAACTCTTCCAAAACATGCTGGTCAAGCGACTTAATCACGCCACTGTCCACCACATCCTTGATGGCTTGGAACATCAAAGGCCTTGTACCAACAGAAGTCCTAAACGGCTTTCCATTCTTGTCCTTGTAGAGATTCCTTACCTTGAGTTCTTTTAGGCGGTGGATGACCCACATCCCATTTCCATTGCTCTCTACAATCACTTTCGGCTCATTGTAGCGCTTCCAGATGTCCACAATCTTCTCAGCCAACTTAGATGGCGGCGTTGTGTTGCTAATAAAATGGTAAACAGGCTGTCTTGTAGAAGCGGAAATAACCGTAATCGCAGAGAAATCCGTCTTCTTTCCCAAACCACTGCCAACATCTACACCCAGAACATACGCTTCCCCAGGATCTGGAGGGCAATACTGCCTATGCTCATGGCTTCCCATGTTCAAAGGCTCAATCTCCTCCAACGCCTCGGCATCAAAGAACTGTACGCCACTCGATCTAAACGCCTCTTCAATCGTGGCAGGGTACTCACGAATAAACTTGTCGTGACCCAGCGTCTTTAGCTGCTGCTTACGCCAAAACATCTGCTCAGGAAGAAGCTGATGCTCCTCCTGAATCACCTGCTCCCTTGCTGTCGGAATGTACCAACCAGGAATCTCCTCGGCTTGGTAATGCTTATGGACAAACCAAGGGAAAAATACCAACTTCCACCCGTTGTCTCCCTTCCTTGCACCCTCTACCAAGTCGTGAAACTTATCCCCAGGGGTGTTCGGAGTGCTCTCAATAATGATCTGACCATCACCAACAGCAGCCAAAACCGTAGCCATCACCTCTTCTTGATTCTCGTAGAAGGCAAACTCAGACAAATGCACAGAGTTCATGGCAAAGGAACGTGTTCCTCCCTTACCAGCAGCCGTATACGTCCGCACAGCAGCACCTGAGTCCTTGAACTGCAACGTCTTAGCAGATGACTTAGCCAAAGGCCTACGCAACTGCTCAGGAAGATTCTCATAGAAGGTCTTCTCCATCCTATGCAACTCTTCAGAAGAATCCCGCGTATGGCTAATCACAGCATACTGCCGAGGCTCATCAGACATATACGCCTGCCAGAAGTGCCACCCACGAGTCAGAGTCGAAATACCCATCTGCCTCGCTTTCAGAATGATCACCCTGTTGTGATTCCTCAATGTTTCCAGCAATATTTTTTGAGGCGTATTCAAATCAAACTTGCTCAAGCGTTGTCTTTGCTTGTGCATAATCGTCAGCCGAGAAATGAACTTCTCAGGATCCTTCAGCAAATCCTCTACTTCAGGACTCATTGGAAAATCACCACAGCAGAAGGAAACGGAGCAGAGTTCTTAGCACCACCAAACTTCAAACGACCCCTCAAGAACATCACCTCTCCCTTCATCGCGTAATCATGCCACCAAGCCGTGTCTGTACGGGAAGGAACAAGACAAACAACCTTACAACCCTTCTGTGACTCCTCATACGCCTTCTTCATCCACTTGCCTATCTCACGGCCATAAGGCGGATTCATCCAGCAAACACCATTCCAGTCCTGAGAAAGACCGTCATCTTCTGGCGTAAAGTACCTCTCACACTTTGCATTGCTTGGAAGAGCGCAGACATCCAACTCAAAACTCCAAACAGCATCATAACGATCAAACAAATCTTGAGGAGTAGCCCACTGGTCCGTCTTGCTGCTGAAGTGAACATTCATTCATCACCACCCAGCCACTTCTCTAAAGCGTCGGCACCACCCTTCACCTTCACCTTAGCATCCGTCAACTGCAACTTAGACCTGTCCAGCACGATCTTAGCCGCCTCAGTCCTCTCCTTATTGGAGGAATCCTCGTCCGCCATAATGTGCCTAAGAACCTCTACAGCCTCGTACACAGCGTGACTCAGGGCCATCTGTGCCCCAGCAGCTTCCTTGTTCCGGTACACAGTCAACTCAGCCGAAAACTCAGGCTCCTTGGTCCACTTCCATACCGTAGCCCTGCCTACGCCTATCTCAGCAGCAGCTTTAGGAATGCTGTGACCAGAAGAGAGTAAACGGAGAGCCTCTTTCTTCTTTTCGTTTAGTGCCATGAGGGAAGAGTAACATATCGAAATGTTTCCCGGATTTTCATTACCTATAATGTTGACAACAACCGGGACCACTTTGGGGCCCCCCCTCGCCCCCTCACAGCCACGCTACCACCACAGCGCATTGAACATAATGGGGATTATCGGAACATAACGCTAATAACACAGGTTCTTCCTACACTATTCCCCCATCGACAAGGCAAGACAGGACCCCCTACCCCCTACCCTGTGGTGAACCCTACCCCCTGCCACCAGGCCAGACCCTACCCCCTGCCCCTGTGTGCCGTGCGCAACTTTTGAGCACGAGAGTTTGCAATACCTCCCAAACCCTTCCCCCTTTCCAACCCGTCGCACCACACACAATCCAGACTAAATGCGAAAAAAAGCACCCAATCGAAAAAAAAATATTCGCTACACTGCAAGCCTATCAACCCGATTTAGGCAAGATATTTTCACTCCATGGGGTTGCGCATTTGTCAACCCGCATTTAGGTTCAGAATGTCAGCAACGACACACATTAACCAACACACAGCGAGACACACCATGCCCTGCCCTACCGTACCCGCTACCGCTGCCATGTGGACA